TCACCCAGCCTTTGGTTCTATCAGGCTACTTCAGTCAAACGGAGCTGTATTCTTTGACCGTGAGTTAACCATAGAATCCACAGCATCAAGAAACGCAGGTGAGAGCGTTCTATTCAAAGTTACCGCAATGAACATCCAAGACCCTAAGCAGGGCAACAATACCGATGTGAGTATGAATGCAACCTTCCCTTCTATTGACGCTGGCAAGGTGGTTAGGGATGCAATAAAGAGCCTTAACGCCTTTGATTGGTTTACGCCTATAGAGCAAACTTACCGCCTCTACCGAAGTGATGATACTAGCTCGCCATTAACATCAATCCGCTTGTTTGTTTCTGATGAAGGTATAACAGACGATAGCCAGTCCATAACAATCAGGGCGGCTGATGATAACCCATCAAATCTGAACGTATCTAGAAACTATACGGTTCAACAATTCCCAGGGCTAATTAACTCATGAATATGTCAGATTACATTGAGCAAGTTATTGGTAAGCCTTGGGTGGATAGAGCGACTGGACCAGATGCATTTGATTGCTGGGGCTTGGTTGTTGACTCGTTTAAGCGAATTGACGGGATTGAAATACCACTTATCAATGGTTATGAAGAAAAGTTATCCACAAGTGAATGCACAACTAGAGAGCTAGATACTGGCAAGTGGCAAGAAGTAATAGAGCCGCGAGCTGGTCTTGTTTTCGTTTGTGAAAAGAATGGCGAAGCGTCCCATGTTGGCAGGATGATTGATGATAGGCACTGCCTGCACTCTCCACACGGCGGTGCAGGTGTTCAGGTAAACAGACTTGCAGCAATGCAGAGATTAAACGCGAATCAAACTTACAGGTTCTTTGTGTATGCCTAAAATATTATTTCATAAGCTAAAAGCAAACCTGACAGCGCCAGCGGTTATTGATGTTGAGTCCGGTGAGATTCTAATGGATTGTATAGAGAGATACTTTCCAATGGGATTTGGCTCTCAGGTAGAAATGTTTAGAGAGGTGGTTAATGATGATCACCTATTCTTCACTGATGAGAATCCAACAGATTTAGAGATACCAATAAACGAAGATATCCACATTGTTTGTAGACCTCAAGGTTTCGACCCTATCACGCTTTTGTATGTTGCTGTCGCTGCTGTCGCTGCTGCTGTTGTAATTGCCACAACCGTAGCGGTTAACCCTAACGATATAGGCAACACCAAGCAATCACCGAACAATCAAGTCAACGGTCAAACTAACATTGCTCGACTAGGGCAGGCTATCCCGTACCTAGTAGGAAGAAACAGAGCCTACCCAGATTTGATTGGTGAGCCAGTTTTAGAGTATGTAGATAATGACCGGGTTATTATCGAGCAGTTTTGTGTGGGCTTGAATCACCATGAGCTTACTCGCTCTAGGCAGGGTGAATCATTCATAGATGACATAGAAGGCACGACTGTTGAATACTTCCAGCCTTTTGAGTTCCCAGATGAGCAGCCGTTAGAGTCGTTTAGTGCTGACAACATTACAGGTCAAGAGTTGGTTGGTCCTAATGAGAGCGAAGGCTTTGGTGATGAGGCAACTACTGACGGATTTACAGACGTAGAAATAATTAATGAGGTTGCTGTATTTACTGTTAACTCAAACCCTGACGTTGTTACTTTTGCGTCTAACACGCTGCCTTTTCCTGTTGAGATTGAATATACGCGCTCTCAAGTTGTAATTACTGGTCAAGGAGGCGTTGGCGTTATAGATGTTCTAGAGGTCGGCACTGGTCTACTTACAAGCGCGACATTTGTTGATAATAGCGGATTGCCAGACCCAACTGAAGATCAGTACATATTTAGAATTGAAGGGTTTAACGGTCCCGCAGCAGAAGGTACAGATGACGACCCCGCAAGATATGGAGATTCAGTAGACCTAAGACAGAAGCTAGAGCAATTCATTGGACCCTTCCTGACGAACGCTGAATCAGACCAGTTATGGATAGACTTTGTATTTCAGCGTGGATTGTTTGGTGATGTGGATTTATTGATTTCCACAAACCAAGTTGATGAAGATGGAGTTGTTATACCAGGTACGTTTGAATCATTTACTCAGACCTATAACGACAGCACGTTTGACCCTCAGTTTAGAACGTTGAAACTAACACCTGCTGCTGGATTTGGCAGATATTCATTTGGTGTAACTAGAACCAACAACGCCAGCACCAGCAGCCAGAGCCCAGATCAGTGCAAAATAGAAAGATTGCAGTCAGTAAGAAATACCACAGTAACTAACTACGGAAACGTGACGTGGGCAAGGCTAACTACTAGTGCCGTGCCTGAATCAGTGCAGAGTGAAAGGCAGTTTAACGTAATTGCTACTCGTATGACTCAGAGCTATAGAAGCGGAATGATCGACCAGACACTTAGAGCTTCACGCGCTGGTTCTGATTCTATACTGCAAATATTTATCGACTCGAATCGTAGACCGTTAGAAGAGTTAGACCTTGATGAGCTTTACAGTATTTACAATGGACTAACTGACCCGCAACTTGGGTATTGTGACTTCACGTTTGATGATGAGGATATAAGCTTAAGACAGCGCATTGAGGTCGTAGCCAACGCAGCTAGGGTTGTCGCATATAGAAACGGATTAGTTTGGGCATTTGTTAGGGATGATCTTAAGCCGTTTAAGACATTCTCATTTAACCGAAGGAATATTTACAGCGGTCGATCTCATACTCAAACATGGCGTGGTCACCTTCCTAAGTCGTTTGACTCTATCGAGCTAACTTGGCGCGACGTAGACACAACAAACAAGGACCAGTTTGTAAACCTTGCTATTAATACAGAAACAATGTCGATTGATGTGGTTGATGACCTGTCAGCAATGAGACCTAAGAGATTAACCATATCTGGAATAACAAATGAAACTCAAGCTGTTAACCGAGCCCAGCTAGAGGTTAGAAAGCTTCTGTATGAGCGCCTATCAGTTAAAGACACAATTTTAAATGATGGCTATAACGTGGGTCCTGGTGATATTGGTTACTGGGCTGACGTTTACGAAACCTCTATAAATGATGGCGAGATTGTAGGAATTAGCGGAAATGTAATCGACACATCTGAAAGAATTAGGTTTGAAGGTGGTCAAGTTTACTATGTTACAATTACAAATGACCTAGGCGAGCCACAAGGGAGGGTGCAAGCCACTCAAAGGAGTGATACTGAATTTGGATTCAACGCGACGTTAGACGGAGTTATCTTGGCTAACTTAACAAGCGTTCAAGCTGGGAGTAGATATATACTATCAACAACTACAGAGCTTGATAGGTCCACATTTAGGCTACTGTCTCGCTCTCCAAAAGAGGGTGAAAACGGTCAGCTATTAGTAGATGTCGAAATGATACAATACGACGTTAGAACATATGAATTTGATGAGGTTTAGAGCATGTCAACAGGACCAACGAATAACCCAGTACCTAGCGATCACCCAGCCGACGCGAGAGATAACTACCAACGTCTTGATGAGTTTGTAAATAGCACAGAAAATTTAACTAGCCCCACAAGGACTGGCAGGAGAGTGCTCACTCTAAATAGGTACAACGAACTTGTACAGCCCAACATAGACGGCGCTGAAGCGGCAGCAATATCAGCGGCCAATAGCGCCGCTGACGCTCAAGGCTCTGTACCTCAAGATTACCAAGGGTTATGGCCTGATTCTGGTGGCTCAGCATTAAAGGATCAGACATATCAAACCCAAGAAGGGGGGGTGCCTACAGGTTTTTATTTTACAGCATTGCAAGATACATCGGTCGATCCAGTTAGTGATAATATTAACTGGCAAAGACGAGTGAGCAGAACCGACGTTAATGAAAGAGTTTTTAATTTTGACACCTTGAACAGTGCCATTAATAGCAACGATCTAAGAGTTGGTTATGCAGTAAATATAAAAGAAAGAGAAGCTGGAGTTGGTAACGGTGCAGTGTGGGACACTGTCACATCTAGCACAGTAGTTGCCAACGGGAGAAATATTGTTCTTAGCTTAGCTATCTCTGGTCTTGCGCTAGTCCAGAGGGAGGTAACCGTTGATAAGTATGTTCACTCAGAAAACATTAACACCAATGCGCTTCCTGTAGCCCTAGAAAAAAACCAAGTTGGTGCAAATCAAGACCGATGGGTTATGCTTTTTGGTGATTCTCACGGGTGGGGTCAGGGTGCGCCAGATTGGGATACGTTCAGCGGCTCTGTAAATTTTTCTACTCACAGCTCATTCCCACATTCAAAAGGGTTCATGAGAAGAATTGAAAACTTCCTGCGCGATAAGTTGCAGATAAACGAAAACACTTTCAACCTAGGACATCCGGACGTATCAGGAAGAATTCAACCGATGGACGCTTCTAGTGGGTTTATGCTTGATATAGAGAAAAGCTACCCGCTAAGGCTTCAGTCGGGATTTCTAACCTCAGCCCAGACAAATCTAGTTGATGTTACGGGGAATACTATAAGTGAGTTTTACAGCCCTCTAGCTAAATTTAACACTGATGCTTACTCATTAACTGAGTACCGAGAAAAATTATCAACAAGCATGTTTAAAGATATGCTAATGAAACTCAGAATTGAAACTGATGATGAGTTTTTGACCACTGGTAAAGATTATTTTGTGGATATGATACCTAACCCAAGCTACGCAGGAAGTGGGGGTACGCATACTCAAATAACCTTCGGTAGTGAATCCGTTATATTTGCAGAATACAATAATTCAAGTGGTGCATTTTTTTTGGTAAGTAAGTCAACGTCAAACTTTCCGGAATGGTTTGCGGTAGGTGCGTTAGCCTACCTTCCCGGGTACGGAATCATAAAGATTACCAGTATACTAGGGAACGGGGCTATACAAGTAACTAATGAGGATAGCTCTCAGATTGGTGCAGGAGGAGCAGGTTACATAACCACAAGTACAAGGCTTTACCATCCTAGCTATGTTAACACTGCAATACTTCGCGCTGAGATGGTGGCACCAGCCCGAGTTAGTTACATTCACGTTAGACATCAATCCAACGGGGCAAATCTGAGAATTGCATTCACCGATAGTATATCTGGCGGTTTAGCTCTGCACCCATACCTTAACGAAGGTGTTCAATTTAGAGGAAGCGCAAACAAATGGAACCCTAAATTTAGCGACTTCAATCCTAGCGTATCACTGGTTGGTCCAGGTCACATATTGTCAACAGCTTCAAAAGTTAGCACTGATACGCAAGGCGTTAGTATAGATACAAGTCAAATTACCCCATCGGTAGATGAGGAGGTAATTTATAGAATTGACTGGGGGTCAAAGCAGCAAGGCGCGCTTCACCTTTCTTGTGTAGAGCAAACGCCAGGAGACGGGACAAGTGTTGAAACTAGAGGTATTGTTTTTGATAATAACAAGGTTGTAAATCACTCAATGGGAGGTCACACTGTTGGCGCGTGGATTGGTCAGCAGTCAAATACAGGAAATACAGAAACAAGAGATCACGTAAACGACATTCTAAATTACACGCCAGTAAGACCTAGTCATGTAATAGTTCAAATACCGTTTGTTAATGAGTATTTGAAGCAGACATCAATTGTCGATTTTTCAAATTACCTACAGTCATTTGTAGATAAGTTTATTAATCACATGGCAGCAACGAACAATTATAACCTTGTTGGTACGGACTTTTTATTTTTCACTTCGCTTAGAAATAAGGAAATCGGCTTCGAGGGAGCTGCGGAGTCAGCAATAACTTACGATGACTATGTGCAGGCGACTAAGGAGTTCTGCTCTGATAACGATCATGCATTCGTAGACTGTGAGCAAAGACTTTTCGACCTTGTTGACCAAGGGAGAGTTGATTATCAAAGGTTATATAACGACTCAAACCACCCTTCAGATTACGCCAACGAAATGATATTCGACGCGTTAAAAGGTGAGTTTATTTATGCTCAGATGGGATAAGGGTTAATGAATGTAAATTAACTATCAAGTCTAGCAGAATGAAAGCTCAACACCCCATAATTACATAATTGTAACTATGGGGTGTTATTTTATCACTTAGCAAAAATATAACCGTTGGAGGCGGTCCAGCCATTATTCCCACCAGACCTTGCATACTTAATTGAGTTAGGGCTAACAGACTCAGGGGCTTTAGTTAGCAGAACCCCGTGAATATCATATTCACCATTTTCAATTAGAGAATCTTCACGAGCTTCAATAACTCCATCCATTCTCGCCTTTACATCCTGCCGTCTAGCTCTTGCGTTATCAATCGAAGAGCTATCGATAATATTA